GCCCGGCGTATCCCCAACCACGAACTGCACCGAGCCAGCAGCAAACGACGGGGAATCGCCAGACAGCACGGTAAGCGCCCCGTCAGGAATCGGCAGGTATGCCCACAGGTTGCCGCCTGACAGCGCGTCGAACAGCCCCAGGTGCGTCGCTGCTGCCGACAGATTCGCCGATGCCGCAGCAAAATCGATGTCGTCGTTATTCGACGTCGTGTGGCTCGTACCGCTGCTCGCGAGCGTCGTGCCGGCACCCTGCGACCCGGCCCACTTCGCAAGACTGCGCGCCACGGCAACGCGCGCCAGGTTCGCGCCGGTCACTTCCGTATACGAGCCATCGGCCGCCGCGGACAGAAGCCCGATGTACCAGTTCGTCGGATAGGTCGGCGTCGTGCCGCGCGTCTTGTCGACGAGTTTGTTTTCGGCGTAATCGGTCCACAGGGTAGACATGGCTCTGTCCTCAGGTCAGATCAATGATTCGCATGGTCACAGTGAATCGCGCGGTCGTCTGCACCGACTCATCCGACGCGAGTCGAATTGTCACGTCGATTGCGACCGGTACGCGGTCGATTTCTTCGAATGGCCCGAGACTGATCGCGCGACTGGTGCCCAGCGACAGCCAGGTGCGCAACGTATCTCCCGTGAAGTAGGAGTCATAGCCAGTGTTCACCGGATCGAAGTAAACCTCGTAGTCATCGGCCGTCGACACGTCAACCGGCGCGATGTTGATCCATTGATGATTCAGGTACTGGGGAACGCCCAGATCGTCGTTGCTCGTCGTGTATGCGCGGCCGTCCGCGTCCAGACCGAGTGTCCAGTACAGCGCGCCGCCGTCGACCACCTGCCCGACAGCAAACGGGCCGCCGTCGAGAATCACGATTTCAGTGCCGCCCGTGCCTTCGCCGTCACCAGGCAGGCCGATCGGATCTTGATCGTCGCCCGGCCCAGGCAGGTAGGCGTTGTCCGCCTCGTGCACGCGGTCGTCATCGATCACGGCCGTGACCTTGTAATACTGCGCACCCTTGCTACTACGGCCGCCGTCAGTGATCGCGCCGGTCTTCACGATCAGCGACGATCCGAGCGGCCCGGCAATGAAAACCGGCCGCTCGCGCGTGCCGTCGTCGAGAACTAAATCGAAGTCGGGCGCTTCGGGCAGGATCACATCGTATGGCGTCGCGCCGGCAGTTACGGCGACCGCTGTCGTCATCGTGCCGTCGTCGCGTCGCAGCGAGAGATAAACCGGGCCGCTGCTGAAATCGACAGGCTCTGTCAGCCCCATCACCAGCGTATCGGCATCCCAGAACGCCACGTCGCCCGTCGTCGCATAGCGCACGATCTGCGGCACCCACAGCACGGGTGCCAGGAACGACGTGAGCACCGCTTGCATTTCGGTCTGGAAATCAACCGTGCGCTGACGTAGCGACATACTGGCAGCGTTGTAAAGCCCCTCGCGCAGCGCGTGCGTGCGACCCTGAATTCCGGGGTACTGTTGATAAACCGGCCGCTCCATCGACACGACGCCGGGGCACGGGCATTCGACCGTGTCCTGATCCCATTTCGCGTTGCTGCGAAACGTGACGATGATTCCATCAGGATCACTCGAGCGCGGCCGACGTTCGTTCACCGTCATCCGTGTCCCGGCGACGCACATGCGCGCCGTGAACGCCGTTTCGGGCAACGTCGCTAGTTCGTCGCGACGCAGCGTGCGCACACCGTAGCGGCGAAATACTCGAGCGCGACCGGCCGCCGCGATCAGCTGCGATGCGGACCAGGCATCAGTTGTGCGTGAGAACGTGTAATCGAATCGATCCTGCCGGTTCGCATTGATCACCGAGAAGTCATAAAGCCCCTGCAGATCGATGCGTTCATCGGGCAAGCCTTCGCCCCAGGTCGGGTCGCTCCACAGATCAGCAAGCGCCCATGCCGGCGAGCGGTGCGCGGTGTAGTTCGCGTAATCGCCGAGCGCGCAGGACCAGCCGGTATCAGGGTTCCACGTGCGCGACTTGCCCTGAATAATCAGGTTAATATCGGATTGATTCTGCGCCGACAGGTTCTTCGATGCGCGTAACACGATTTCATAGTGTGACGTATTCGGGTCGAGCGGCGCCGCGGTGTCGCCATAGCCCCGCAGACCGGCCCACGAAATCTTGTCGCGCGCATTCGGCACCGTGATCATTTCGTTGGTGCGAGCTACCCGCACTTCCACGCGCGCCGCCGGACTGACGTCGTAGCGATTCGACCAACGTTGCGGCGTGTTCGTCTCGAGTGCGCGACTCTCGGTGCCGATGGTTCGAAAGCGCCCGATCGGGGCGCCGGCATCGTTGATTTCCCGAATCTGAACGATCCAGTTCACCGTGATACTGTGCACGCCGTCTTCGTCCGACGAGCCCAGCCCTTCGGGCGCAACGATATCGACGCCGATCGAACTCACCTTGCGTGTCGGCGGGCACGCGGTGTATGACCCGGTCGGCAGCTTCGATTCGAGCTCGAACCCGCCCACGTCCTGCGACGTCCAAACGTTCGCCTCTACCATCGACGGCTGTTCGCCAGGTGCCAACAGCGAATGTACGAGCACATCCTGATAGTGCCCGACTGGCGTCTTTCCTAGGAACTCGGCGAGCAGATCGTAGGGACCGAAACCCACTGCGAGCACCGCGTAAAAGTACTGCTGGTTGTCGATGTTGTCGCCGTCGTCGTCGACGAACTGGCTATAGGGCATGCAAGCGAACGGGGGCGTGACCTTGTCGACGCCGAACGTACGCCAGATCGGTTCATCGAGTCGCGCGATGTTGCCGCCCACCGATGCCGTAAACACCGAACTGGCCGGATCGCCGAATTCCGGCTGACGGGGCGGAACTAGAATGTTGTACGCGACGTTTGCCGCGGCCAGGTACGGCGCGAACTGCGGTGCCGCGAACGCGACCACGACGGCCGCCACTTGCAATGCCGTGCGAAACGTCTCGCGGTCGCCAGGCGGATCGATCAGCCATTCGATCGTGTCGCCCGGCATCACCTGCCGGCCCCAGTCGCGACGCAGCAGATACTGGCCGTTGACGCGCAGAATCAGAACCTGCGGCGTGTCGGATGCGGGCTGCAGATCGGCCAGCACTGCGCCCGCGGGCACGTCGACCCATGCCGATTCCGTCATGCCCGGCATTTGAATGGAACGCATGCGACCCGTCATGTTGCGCGACTCCAGAAAACAAACGTCCCATAGCCCGATCGACGCAGATCGTCGAGCGTTTCGAAGGCCACCGTCTCATCGGCGTGCAGGACACCGAGTCGACCATTGGCAAACGTCATCACGCCAGCGTGCCGCCCCTTCGGGCCGCGCATCGACACAATGTCATCTTCGCGCGGTGTGCCGGCACGTGGCATCCACGTCGAGCGAATCGCATCCATCGACGACAGTTCGGGCATCGCGACGCCGTGTCGAATTTCGCAGGCATGCTGCACGAATGACCAGCAACCGAACCGCGGCCATACGCGACCCATCAGATCGAAGGCCCAATGCTTGCTCATGATTGGCGACTCAGTGCGGGATAGGCTTCACGCTTGAACGTGAGCCGCGGAATCGCGAAGTTGCCCGCATCGCCGAACGATCCAGACAACGCCCCGGACGTTTCATCGTAGGACACGTCGGTCACTTCCATGACGGTCGGCGGCATCACGGCCGGTGCTGTCGCGTCGTCGCTGGCAAACAGATAGTTGGTCAGAATCCACGGTTCGACGGACCCGCGAATGAGGTCGAGCGCGTCGCTGATCTGCCCGCTGACGTTATCAACCTCGAGTTTGATTTCGGGCGTCGACGCTTGATCCGATTCCTCGGGTCGCCCGATGCGAACGGGGCACGCTTCGAACGTGACAGGGTTCGATACGCCGGGAATCGTGCCGACGAACGGCTGCAGATCGTTCACGAAATACAGGACGTCAGGCATGTCCGGGTGCTCGAGCGAGAAACAATCGAGCATCACGCGGCCGGCATAGGCCACCGCCGCCGCTTCGGTGTATGCGTCTTCGAACGTGACGCCGTGTTTTGTAATGCTCATGGTTGCGGCTCACTACAAACGGCGATCCAGTTCGCCGCACTTGCCGCGTTATGCAGCGTCCACGTGATGCCGTCAGGACTCGTCATCACAGAACTAATCACGCCTTCGGATGCGACTGCGACAAAAAACCCACCGCCTTCCGACGACTCGACGAACGTGACGCCGGCCCATTCTCGAATCGCAGCAGCGGTACGGGCCGTCCACGTGATGCCGTCGGGGCTTGTGGCGACACGAGTGCCGGCACCGCCACGCGCGACAGCGACAAACAGGCCGGCGCCAAATGCAACCGACGCCCATTGATTGGAAGAACCGCCAGGCATTGTCGTCGAGGTCCACGCAAGACCATTCGACGAATACGAGCAATTCCCCCAGATG